CTTCCCTTGCCTTTTTTAGGCTGTACTACTCTTGGTTTATATTTTGGTGTTCTTACGTCCTTTGCTATAGGATTTGTTTTAAAAACTATTCTATGTTTTATACCCATTTTACTTATCTAGTATACCTTGTATATCTGTTTCAGGCATTAAAAAATATTCTTTGTCATCAACTTTAATTTCTCTGCCTGCAAAAGCAGCAAACTTTACTTCGTCACCTACCTTTACGGTCATAGGTAATCTTTCACCTTTGCTAGTTTTTTTACCAGGTCCTACTGCGACAGCAATACCTTGTTGTGGTCTTTCTCTAGTGGTCATTATAATACCACCTTTTGTTTTTTCTTCGTCCTTTTGTTCGTAATCAATTAGGACATTATCACTTAATGGTTTAAATGTTATTGACATTCTCTACTCCTTGTTTGAACCAATCTGGCATTTTTGATGGTGCCTTCCACGTTGCAAATCTAACTTTTTTCATTATATAGTATTTACGATAAGACGCAACTGAATCACCTGGCACTATACACTCATCTGGCATAGCAGGTGTGGCGTCTGTACCTATCGCTCTAACATTTATATTTTTTGGTGGTTGTTTTAACAACTCACCTAATTTCTGTACAGCAAGATGGTCTTTTGTATGATTGTATCTTAACTTATATTCATCATTCATAGCCATCATATGTTTGTATAACCATATGTAATTATAAGCAGACTTCATAACCCATTGTGTACTAGGGTGTCTTAACCAACCTGCTTTGTAAATGATTGCTTCTTCGTTAGGATTTTCTAGTCGCCATCTTTTAATCTTACGACCATTCTTTGTTTTGTCATCATATGGTGTACCATCTAATACTCTCTTAACGGTACATAGCATTTGAGCAGACTCTAATATCATTTTGACAATATGTTTATCACACATCATCTGAGCTGCTTTAACTGGATCTCTATCTACATAAAATATATTCATTAGTGTATTAGCTTTCTAGTCACATAATCTGACATTTTATATTGTTTACCTAGTTCAATGAGTTTGTTATACCACATTGTTTTCATATCGTTATCTTTTGCTTCAGCACATGCCTTCGCTAAGTTTTCTAGTCTTTTGATTTTTTGGCCTTTAGTTCTTTTTACATCTTCACTTGTCATCATATAGTTATTATATCACCTTTCACACATCTAGTCAAGCACTATTTTTTGTCATTCCAGTCGTATATTTGATTAAGTTTTACTTTAATTTCGTCTGGATCTAGTTCAGAAATCTCTTTACCAAGTATTTTACTGAAGTCTTTTTGTCGCTCTCTATACTTTTTGATTCGTTGTTGAGCAAGACCTAGTCTATTTGCAAGGTCTATTTTCTTTGTTTCTTTAACTAGATTCTTTTTCATTCGCCATTGTCTTAATGATATGTTAGCAGCGATTAATAGTAATACTGCAAGTGGATCAAAAACAAATATTAAAACAAGTATTACAATTCTTACAGCATCATCAAAATAATCTTTTGCCTGATCGCCATATATAAGTTCAGCAATATACTTAATAGGTCCTACCTCTGCCTCAATCTTATCTTGTTCTAATTGTAAAGTTGCTTTTTTATTTGTTAGTTCAGCAATTTTATCACTTGCTTCGTTTATTGCTGTATTTAAAATATTTCGCTCTTCTTCTTGTTTTTTACGTTCTTTTAATCCTCTACTTACATATTCCTTATCAATGTAAACTTCTAAACCTTTGTCTAATAGATCAAGCGTTTTTTGTGCTCTATCTATAATTGTATTTTGTTGATTGATTTGTTTATCAATGAGTTCTATTTTTATATTATTACCTGAAGTAGGTTTAACTTGATCTAGGTGTGCCTTTGATAAAAAACCAAAGATACCCATAGACGTTATGAATATTAAAACTATGATTGCTGTAAATAGATAACCTTTTAAAAGTTTGGGTATGTCTGATTGCCAGTTGTGATAGAGCCAAGATGCGGCTACTAACTTACCTACTTCTAAAGCAGAACCCATAGCAACAATAGGAATAAAAGCGCCAGCAAATAGTGTTGCTAAACCTAGTATAGAATACCCAGCTGCAATAACTGAAATGCTTATCGCTGATAAGAAAGTTAATATTGTTAAGAACATGTACTATTTAGTTTTTTAAATATTTTTTTTTGTACCATTTATAGAAACTTTTGTCTGTAAATATTTGTACAATTTCACTGGCAGGTACTTGATCTGATCTAATACAATCTGCAAGATCCTGATAATCAGTAATGTCAACTTTACGACTCATCTTTTGTTTATTTTCACCCATTGTTATTATTGTTCTTTCCTGTTTTGATAAACTCATTGACAATCATCTCCGTATTTATTATACATCATTTTTCTTAAATCAGCCAAAGGTCCTGTTTCTCTCTTTTTATTTTTATTTTCTTTTTTAAAATTATAACTAATAATTAAAAATGTTATAAAGAAACCTACAAATGACACCGTAAGTCCTATAAAAAATAAACCAAAACCATGTGCTAAATCAAATGTACCCATTATTTTATTTTATACTCTTCCTTTATTTTTGTTAATATACTTTTTACTTTAGAAAAATAATGTTTATCAGCCGCATATGCGTCTAATGTTTCAACTAAAATGTAAGGATTTGTTTCACCATTATCTAAAAGTTCTCTATATTTTTTATACGCACTACCATTATTTAATACTTGCATATAATTTAAAACACTATTACATTCATGTTCATAAACTTTAACGCCCCATTTTTTAGGATTATTTGATGGTAACATATGAGGTTCTTTTAGATTGTATGTTCGTATACCAAATAAGTTTTTACCAACTCTTGCAAATCTACTATTGCCCCAACCAGACTCTAATGCAGCCTGAGCAAGTAATAATTCTAAATTGACAGGATAAATATCTGTGGTTGTATGTTCAATATACTCAACACATTGAATTACATTGTTTATAAATTGTTGGTTATTAGTATGTTCAAAATTAGGTAATGTAGGTATCTCTGCCTGTGCTCTAGCAACACCATCTTTTACATAATAATGAAATGTTAAACCACAAAATAGGGCAACAATTACAACCATTAATGTTCTAATAACAACCTTAAAACTTGCCATCTTTTATAACCTTCTTTAAATCTTTAATTGTTTTCTTTTTATCAATCATAACATCATACCATTTAAATCTAACCATATGTTCATTTGATGGTCCTATAAGTGGTATATCGTATTGTCTTTGAAATGTTAATAGACCTGCAAGATACAGCGGTACAAGCAGATTGACACTACCATCGGTGTGTTCTTTAGGCACGGTAGGTGTTTTAAACATACCTTTACCTTTTACTAACATCTGTAATATTTCTTTTGATTTTTTATCTAATTTTTTCATTATTCACCTTTCTTACATAATATTCATAACTATGTTCACCAAATCTTTTTTGATAAAACAATAAATTCTCATTATCTAAATGCTCTCTAAAGCCTTTAAATATTTTTTTACTAGTTCTTCCTGGGAAGTTTTCTAATATATCTTTTTGTAAATGTCCTGTATAATACAACTTACTCGTACCGATATGATTGCCTTGAGCAAAGTTTCTTATTGTATTGATACTTTTTTTGATTTCGTTTTTTAACCACACGTCCATAATCTATCTCTTTCTTATAATCGTAAACCAATATAGTTTACTTTAGGTTCAAAGGACCAGAATAAGTCGTTGTGGTTACCAGTATCACCTAGGTTTTGCATTTGGTACAAGTGTACCATTTCATGGACTAATGTATCCAAGAAATCTTTTTTATTAGGATAAGAAGGTAACATCTCTAATTTGTACAATCTAGTACCTGCTCTCTTCCACTCTAATACTACAACTTGACCTATACACTTTTGCCATTTAAGTTCTTTAATCTCAACTTGACCAAAAGGCGATAGTTTGCCATTGAATAAGGCGTTGTTTAATAGTTTAAAATAATCTTTTATATCTTTATATTTTGTGATATATTTTCTTTTGGTAGATGTTTCTTTCTTAAGCTTTCTTCTCAACTTTAAAGCTCTTGACTTTCTTGTAGTTTTACTTGGCACTATTTTTATCCTCTCTATTTAAAAATAAACCCATAACTAAGCATGCCAATACAAGAATAACAATCTCTTGTGGCACGTATGTATAAACTATTTGAAGTGCTTCAGCAATTATACTAATTACATCCATCATTCATACCACCGTTTTCTAATAGTTTACATTTGTAGGCCTCATCTACTTTCAATCTTAAATCAGCAGCAACGCCATCTAAAATTGCAGGTAAATATGCCTGAAGAACCGAGATTGACTCAATCATAAACTTTTGAGCAATTGCCTCTAGTTCTTTTTCCATAATATATGATATGTCTATATCAGAACCATTAATAGTTTCAGATACAACATGACCAACGGTTGCGATTGTCTTATCATTTGCCTTTACAGCAAATGGTACGGTAAGACAAATCAACCCAAATATCAAATTAATAATTAATAATTTTTTCATTACTGCATAACCTTTTGTTTAAGGTCTTCTTTAGCATAGTATAAAACTTCGCCGACATTATATTCGTTGATGTCTAGTAAATTGACATTCTCAACATCCATGATGTCTTTTATAGCAGTTTGTTCGGTGATTAAATTATCTGTATAGTTTTTGATAATCTTATCAACCTTCGTTTCAGCTTCATTAGTATAGAATTGTTTTAC